CCCAATCACAAGTGATGCCGCGCCCACTGCCATTACCGCTGACCACTACACATCGCACCCCATTAACCTCAATAGGGACAACGTAGGTTATGTTGTTTCCCGGCGTGACAAACTGTTTCCATCCCGGCGGCACGGCTTCTTTCATCTCGCCCTTCTGCTCCCAGTCGCAGGCGGTCAAAAACATTGACAGCGTTAGTAAACAAATTTTGGTCATAACACCTTCTCCTTGAACCCGCTCGGACCTAACTTCTTATAGCAACTCTCGCACTTCCAACGGAACGTGTCACCCTTCGCCGTTGGTACTTTGTATTCTGCTGGTCGCACTCGGCATTGTTGACAGTTATACTTTGTCGGATTGGGTTTTTCTGTTGATACACTCAATTAAATCTCCCAATGTGGTATCTACATTATTAAGTTCATACGCACTATTTGACACCGCATCAGCAACATCTTTAACAAAAACAGATACACCATTAGATATATCTACTAAATCTTTTTGATGGCGTTCAATCGAACCCGCATTTATTGCAATAGCATGTAGCGATTCTGCTATGTTAGATAAAATATCAAGTAAAGCTTCTGTTTGTTTTTTGTCCATCTCAATCCCTCGCTGGGCACTCTCGCCCTTGGTTACAATTGTCATTGCAAGGTGGGCAAGTTTTTGCTTTTGCTGCTTCCCATCCTGCGGTAAATGCGTCATGTATGAATCCTTCCATCGGGTGATACCCGCCCATAGGCATGTTCTTGCCGTGCATTTCCATCCACCATTTGCGCCACGCTTCGCCTTTGTCCATGCTTACCTCCGGTCTTTGTAGTGTTCACAAGTAGTAACGGGACACCATCCACACAATGGCGTTTTGTTTGGGTTCCACATATCCGTGAAATATGAATTACTCAGGCGAGTGAGATCCCCATCAAAATAACTCCATAGCTTGGGGATGTCCTCGCGCTTGTATTCTTCTTCCAAGAAACTTTCTTTGACGATGAAGAGCAACGCCGCGTTGATATGCTGAACTTGTGGGAAGTGCGCGAATGTCATCAGCGCCATCAGCTTTAACTGTTTTGAATCAGCGTATTTGTTACTGCCCGTTTTATAGTCAACGATGTGCGCCTTGTCACCGTTGATGATGAGCAGGTCAACGATACCTCTTACCCAATAATCTTTTGAGTATTGAGCGGCGTCGCCGTTGCGGTCCAAAGCCATCTTATGCTCGGGGTACTTCTCCCCTTCCATATCCACCAGCACATCAAGTACGGGCTTGAACTGCTGGTAGTTTTTGGCTAACTCGGACCCGTCCTTGACGTAATTTTCTATCGCCTTATGTACCTCGTTTCCGTAGGTCATTTCGGGCGTGGGGCGCTTGTGGAACCGCTTTAATACTTTTATCTCATGGTATTGCCTAGGGCAGTTTACATAATCCTTGAGAGAGGAGAACGACCACGTGTAGTTCATATCGGTTCCGTTTGTAAAGCGCAAGTAGACATATTAACACTCCCCGTAGCTATGTGCAACCTTTGCCTCGCAGGTAATCGGCAAATCTTTACCCCAATCGGGAGGAGTTGACATGCACTCGATGATGTACGCAAGCGCCTCGTCCTTCTCAGCCTCTGGCACTACGCACACCGCTGCATCATGCACGGTCAACACGACACGATAGCGACGCTGAATAGCCAGCATCTGTTCGCCCACGACTATTCTTGCCAACGCTTGCACCACGTTCTCAACTACAGTTCCACCCCATAGTGGGATCTCCCCTCGGCGTGACTTGTAGACATAGTGCGTCTTGCCCTCGTCCGTTTTTTTGTCGAGTTCGGGGTAGCGAATGTACAGACCGTTGGGCAATCTGATGCCAGTTTTATCGATCTTGACCACGCCGCGCTCACCGTAGTCGAACGCCACGCTCTCGTCATCCCACGCATACAGACCCGCGAGCGCCTTGTCACCCTCACGCCATAGCTTGACGATGGTGTCGTTCTTCTTGCGGTAGATGTTGACGATCCGCTTGCACTCTTCCTCGTCTAGTTTGACGCTGATGGGTTGCGCCGTGGCTAATGTGTGTTGCAGCTTTAGCGCACCTGTACCGTAGCCCAGACCTAGAATGCAGGTCTTGCCAACGAATCGTTCTTCGGGATTGGCCTTGGTGATGGGCTTGCCGTAAACCTCGCTTGCGAAAATCGAGTACACATCCTCGCCCTTGGCGAATTGTTCTACTACGTCATCCTGACCGGCCAGCCACGCAAGTATCCGTGCCTCAATCTGAGAAGAGTCACAGTTGATGACCATGTACCCGTCTGGCGGACAGATAGCGTTCTTGAGCGTCTTCTTCTTTTTATCTCTTGACGGAAGGTTCTGGAAGTTCAACTTGTCCGTACCCGACCATCGACCCGTATGCGCCCCATAGTATTTCAGGGGAATGGGGACGCGTCCGCGATTACGTTTGCCAACGTCTAAGAATCTTTGGCATCTTGTTTCTTCAAGGGTGGACTTGGTGTCGAGCCTGACCGCGCACAACATCTGCACTTCCTCGTTCTCGTGCTCTAGTAGTGCAAGAAAGCCCTCGTCCTTTTTCGCCAGCGCGAGCGTGGGCTTGCCCGTCGTTGGGCTTATCTTCATCGGCGGGTCGATGCCGAACATCGTCTTGAGCAGTTCGCCAAATTGTTTATTACTGTGCAGTTTCTTCGGGACTTCTTCCGGGTTCTCGACGTTGATCGCCCGACCAACTTTGCGGTACATGAGGAGTCTGTCGAACGCGAGGATGTCTAATCTGTCCTCAAGCATCTGGTCATCCACGGTCAGCACAGGCTCCGTGAACATGCGGATCGTCATGTCGATCAGATCTAATTCTTTCTGTGGAAAGTTTTCGGCCAATAATTTCCACAGGTTGTAGGTCAGGTCTACGTCGTTCACGCAGTAGCGCCCGTATTGATCAAGTTCTTCTTTGGTGAAGTCGAGCCTACGCTTGCCCTCGGCAGCCACTACCTCGTCACCCTTGACCCCGATCCCATAGCGCAACGCTAGTGAGGCAAGCGAACCCCCAACGTCCACTCCGTGGAGCGCCCGCGCCATGCACAACGTATCGCGCAACGCCTTGGGCTTGATGCCGTATATCCAACTGAGGATCGCGCCATCGAACAACATGTTGTGGCACAGGACTTCACTATCGTCCCACGGTAGGGTGGATAGATATTTAGCGATCTCGTCCTTGGTCCCGGTGACCCACTTGGTCTCCCCCCCGTCAAACTTGACACCGACTCCAATCACCTCAAAGCGTTTATCGCGTATGTATTCCTCTGTTGTTTGGTGCTTGAACCCGAGTTTGATTTTCGAGTCATAGAATGTCTCAAAGTCTAAAGTTATAAACATTAGATAGCGGCTAGTACAGTCACAAAAAAGGGGAGTACGGCAGAACCGCACCCCCCGGTCGATTAAACTAGATCGCGTCCGTCAGCGTGATTACTGATCGCTCGATCAAGATACCAACGGGCCTTCTCCAGATCTTGGAGTTTATTCCCTTTGTGATCCGCACGGGTGACGTACTTCACTACGTTGCCCAAGTTGTAATCCAATCCCTTCGCCTCGATAAAGTCGATGGTCTCGATCCCGCCAACCTTGTAATGCGGCGGGTGATTAACTACGTCTGCGCGTAAAAACTTAGGCACAAACGTGGATTGAATTTGAACGGGCAGGTCAGGTGGAGGTGGAACAGTAAACGTCTGTTCACCCTCAGATGGAACAGTAAACGTCGTTGGAGCCTTCTCGTTTGCCGCTTCCTCGATGTTAGCTTTCGGAATGAGCGCACGTGCCTTGCTACGCAGGATATACGCGTAAGGCTTTTTGATTTTTAACTTCTTGGTGAAGTCTTCCACAGACATAAACGGATTTGCACTAAGCAGTTTAACTGCACGATCAAGGTTACTAACTTTGGTAGCCACTTTATTCCCCTTCTGGAATGGGCGATTTAACAGACACGATACCTTTCCCGGTACGTGTTTCCAACATGGAATCTGCGATCTCAAATGAGACTCTGGCAATGTTGTCCCGGTACACACCTCTCGATATGAGACCGAGCATAGCCAACCCTGCAAATAAATCCCGCAGAGACTCCAATTCTTTATCCATTTTTCAATCCTTTCAACTGTTTGATTAACTCACGTAGGTACTGTAGATCTGAAAGATTCTCATTGATGACAACGGCAACGCCGCCGCTCGACTGAATATCCTTCATGTTCTTCTTCTGCAATTCGGTAGGCACACCTCCGTTTGCTTTCGCTTCTACTCCTAAGAATCGACCATTAACGCAACACAGGAAGTCCGGTACGCCTGAATTACCGTATCCTGTACCTATCGGCATCGCGTAATAAACTCCTTCCTCTTTGAAGATAGCCTTTATCTTCATCTTAACTTTCGCTTCGGGTGTCACCTTTCATATCCTCTAAATCTTTCTTCGGTATCACTAAACAAAAATATGAACTCGACGCTTGCCAGCCGATGTCATGCAGATCCGTGGGGCCATGATTCACGTACAGTTCGGCCTTCAACAGTTCTCTGTCTCTGACAACAAACTGATCGCTGGCAAGAATCATAGCCATCCGCATCTTAATCGGGTCTGGCAGCGTGGTATCCGTATAAGTTCGTGTGTAATTGTCACCCACATACACCGTGTAGATTCCCTCTCCACGGTGCAGTGGAACCCTAACTAGCGACCAATTGGTTTGATGCACAACTGGGCTAAGACTGTCGAACTTTACTGGCATGGTGTAGTCAGTAATCACCAGCCAACCGGAATCATCATCCACTGTTCGTGATACTCCGTGATACTCGTTGGGTAATAAAGAGCAATATCTAAGTCAGCGTTGTACATGTCAGCCCTTGGCATAAACGGTGTGACCATGCTATGTCCAGTACCCTCGTAAGCAACCTTCGACATAGTTAAGATAGGAACCAAGTCCGTAAATTCTCTGTAGAGAGTTTCTTGGGAGACACGACGGAACGATTGCACGATCTCGTTTTGATACGGATCGCTACCGTTCTTAACTCGCTTGACCTTACCGACCATGATATGACCGCGCTTGTCTGCCGCGAGAAGATAGAACGGATTCTCAAACATCCTCGTGATCTCTTTGTTCCTCTCAATCAGATTAGAATCGATCGCGTTGTATTTGTCAAGCGCAGTTTGACATTTACTTCTGTCTAAGAACAACGGCGCACCGAGAAGAACGGTCTTTAGCAGTTGATGGATCTCGTCACCGTCGAACGGATCTGTAGATTTATAGATCTTACCGAAGTGACCTTCTGCTTGACCCTTCAACCCGTCCACCGCTCGCCTGATTTTGCTTACCGTTAGATCGGGTTTGATCGCATTACTCTTTTTCAGCGCACCCATCAGTGAAGATAGTTTGTGGCTAGTCCACGTGCAACGATGCTCCTCAGACTTGCCACGTTCCTTGGATACGAACGGAGTGTAGTACGCGTAGTGCGTTTTCTTTTCCTCTTCCCATGCATACGCGTGACCCTGCGCGAATCCATTCTTATCGACCAGATGGAAACTGTTGCAGTGATCTTCTGCGCCCACGCGATGGTAGGCACGTTTGTGATCCAGCACCATCAGACCGTAGTGATGATTCAACTCACGGATGAGTGGCAACACCATTGTGTCGTTGGTGAGCGCGGTGATGAGCGAGTCCGTGGCGAACTCACCATAGATTAATTTATTAACAGACATTTTCAAATACTCCTCAGTCGTTGTTGATCATTACTTTCTTGCCCACCGGGGGGTGGAACCCTCTATTCTCAGTCACCATCCAGAGAGTTGGCGGGATCACATCCCACATGAACGAAGACTCTACGTAGCCATCTGTGAAAACAATCACACAGTCTGCGTTGATTCTTTCTTTGACGATGTAATCACTAACGCAGCCCACTCGAGTACCGCCGCCGCCCACAGGCTTGAGCATCTTCGCCAACCCCATGTAGTTGCCCTCAAAGATCTGCTCGCCATGCACGTGCGTGTCCCACCACAGAACGCGAACCTTTTCTGGTTCACACAGGTCACAAATAGATGCCAGTTCTGTTGCGAACCCCGTAAGAATGTCACCGCTGATAGATCCCGACG